GAGGGGAGGGGAGTGGTATAGACGGCTCGCTCGATAACTATGTTTTCCCTGATGAAGTAGAAGATCCTTACCTATATAAGAATGAGATTATAGAATACGGACTTTTTCAGCACCATAACCGTATCTATACATCGGCGGGCAAGGAGGGTAAGGAATACTTTATGTCGATTTCTAATTTCTCTATTGAAATAGTGCAGCATATGCAAGATGAACAGTTTCCAATGAAACTTATACGTATATGTAATGTACATAACACTGAGAAGATTTTCGATGTGATTTCTGATAAAATAAACACCCTCCCTTCATTTAAGAATGTGGTTACTTCTTATGGTAATTTTTCATTCTCAGGTACAGCTGCACAACACGAACGTCTCTTGCGCTATTTGTTTGACCGTATGGGTAACGGAAGAAAAATTGATGTATTAGGCTGGCAACCTGAAGGCTTTTGGGTATGGAATAATAAGATTGTGATACCAGGGGAACGTGAAGAGCTTATCAATAAAGAAGGACTTTTTAAACTTAAAAACGAAAGCTATTACATTCCTTCTGCAAATAGAAGCTATGATAAGAATATCTATAAATATGGAGCACAAAAGAAATTCAAATCATTTGATACTCAAATGAGTATTCACAACTATTTTCGACAAGTATATAAAGTACATCGAGGATATGCTATTACGGGTATTCTTTTCGGTATAGGTTCGTTATTTCAAGACATAGTCGTGAGTTGTACAGGATTCTTTCCTATACTATTCTATTTTGGACCAGCTTCAACTGGTAAAGATAATATATGCGAAGCTATACAATCGTTTATGGGAGTTCCTCAAACCGCTATACAATTGGAGGGAGCTGCTTCTACTATTAAAGCACAGATACGAGAGTTTGCACAATTTAGCAATGGTATATCGCAACTATCGGAATACAAGAGAGGAAACCCACAAGTAGATGGTATCATCAAAGGTTTATGGGATAGACGTGGGTACAAACGTGGCTCTATAGAAAGCAAGGTAGCCGTAGATGAAGTACCTATCATCAGTTCTACTATACTTACAGGTAATGATTACCCCAGTGCTGAAGCACTTATCTCTCGACTCATTTGGGAAGAAATGGAGAGCAGGGAATTTAGTGAAGAAGAGAAAAAAGAATATGATAAACTGAAAGATATTGTTCGCAAAGGTATTTCGGGCATATCTAATACTTTTATCAACCAGCGTACTCTTTTTGAAGAACGTTTTCTCGACACTTATCGCGTGAATAAAATTGCTTTAGGTAAGTTAGAAAAATTGCAGAATGTACCTACTCGTATTATTGACAATTTAGCCGTATTGCACACTATATATAATATATTCGAGTCGCAACAGTTCTTTCCTTTTGGAAAAGCAGATATGATAGATCACTTTGAAAAAATAGTAGAAAATCAACGCCGCAAACTTGATACAGATTCGCCTATCAATAAGTTTTGGGATTGTTTCCTATCGTGTATGCGCTTAACTCAGGGCGAGACACTGAGGATAGATGTAAATATAAGAGAGGAAGGAGGTTTGTTAAAATTCAATTTCACTACGGTATTTAGTATCATTCAGAGGCAATGGTTTGTACAGAATCGTGAATCAGCACCCTCAAAAGCTGAAATGAGAAAACTTATAAAAGAGTGTGAAGCCTATAAAGAAGAGGTGAAGAGTATTCGTATCAATATGGAAATTAATTGTAATACCAGTGCCTTTCTTATCGACTTAAATAAGGTAAGTATAAAAGAAGAACTAATGGCAGAAATAGAATTACAACGTATACGAAAACCTAAGACTACCTATAATAGTAACATTACAGATGCAAAAGTAGATGATGATGACGATTTGCTATTTTAATTTTATTTTTTTCAAAAACGCAATTTTTCACTAAAAACCCCTGTTTTTTTTTCCGACATTTCCGACAAAGACTTATTTATTTAAAAATCAAATTATTAAGTAGTAAAATTGTGTCGGAAAGTGTGTCGGAAATGTCGGAAAGTGTCGGAAAGTTTTATTGTTTTCCTACAAAATCCTACAAGATTTTTCAAAAGAAATGATTATTACAAGGTACAATAGGCTGAAAATTAGTGTTTTATACTCTTTGTAGGATTTGTCGGAAATGTCGGAAAATAAAATGCCCCTTTTTGAGAAAAAGTTACTTTTTTTCGGCAAAAATGAAGAAAATCACCTTTTTTGTTATAGATAAAATCTATATCACCCACAATACATAACCCTTAAACCATAAACAAATGAAATATTATTTTAAAATACTGACTAATATAAAGGTAGCAGCCGCTTATCTACACAAGCGTAACAATGTAGTAATGGGCTTATACCGCGAAGGCAACTTAGTAGGCGGACTCCTTCCTGCCGGTAGTACCCTGTGTTTGCAAGACTTTTTAAGCGCTATATCGGGTATTTTCCCTTCGCAAAAAAAGGATTTGCTGCTATATCGCTGTATAAGCAATACTATTACCTACGCAAATAATAACTGGGGCAAATTTTTAAAGCAAACTTATATACCTATTAGCGACAACAATTATATAGCAAGCTCACTGGTTTGTATAGAGCCTATCATCGTTTATCTCCCCAAGGTCGAGGCTTATGTAGCCGCCCTGTACTGGCATCAGTACTTAGTAGGTATTTGCCATTTTTCCGATTTGTCAATTAGCAAATTAGAAAAATTGCCTGTTCGCAAGTTATTCCCTACCGACTTAAACCACTTAGATAGCTATCTAACCGACAACCCTACCATTAAATACTATTGCAATAACGAAATGATATTTATTAATAACTAACATCCAAATTCTTATGCTAAGCATCACCTTACACCTGCCCATTTATCTTATTAAGTATATGCGTACGCTCTATGGCGAGCCGTACGCCCCAAAAGCGAGCGACGAAATAGGTATCTATATCCTCAACGTATTGCAGCGCAAAAGCAACCTATCCGAGTACCAGTACCGCGCCAAAAAGGAATTGTCGCAAACCTACCAGCTCACTATAAACACAAGCAATTACGAGAAGCGTGGGGCGGTAATCCTGCCACAACAGAACACACTAATAGTGAAGTTCGTAGACAGCCATTTTCGCCGAGAACTCTTTCGCACAGCAGTAATGAACCACTATTATTATAGTATACCTTATAAGTTTACCATCATCAACATATTAAGGTCCTACAACATCGAAGAAAACGATTTGCCTTACGAGACCATCCGCAAGGATTTTAACCGTAAGAAAGAAGAAATTGAAAAAAGATTATTATTAAAATAATGAAAATCATAGACCTTTTTAGCGGTATAGGCGGTTTTTCGCTCGGCTTTCAGCGGGCAGGCTACCAATTTACCGAGCACTATTTTAGTGAGATTGACAAACACGCAATAGCTAATTATAAATACAATTTTCCAAATGCAAAAAACATCGGAAACATTAAAACTATTCAGCCCGCAAATCTTGCAGGAGCAGATATTATCACTTTCGGATCGCCTTGCCAAGATTTCAGCCTTGCTGGAAAGCGTGCAGGGCTCTCAGGCGCAAAAAGTAGCCTTATCGAGTACGCAATTGCCCTCATTGCTAACATCAGACCAAGTGTATTTATCTGGGAAAATGTTAAGGGAGCATTCTCCTCAAACGCTGGCGCAGACTTTTGGGCGATTATCCAAGCGTTTGCCAACATTGGGGGTTATACAATCGAATGGCAATTGCTTAATACAAGCTGGGTACTCCCCCAAAATAGAGAGCGGATATACCTTGTCGGACATCTTGCAGGAAGAAGTGAGCCAGGAGTATTTCCTATCCGAGAAGATGATTGCCTTCCTACAACAAAAACGCAAAGTCAATTTCAAGCCCAACTTAGTGGAACAATCAAAGCCAATGGCAATATGAATGCTGATGACACCTACATCATTCCTAAAGCTGCAAGTACCCTCACAGGAGGCGGGCATTCAGGAGGCTTACATTCCGATATGACAGTGATACAACTTAATCCTTCTACTGAGTCTAATGGTAGGCAACCTTACCAACAAAATAGGGTATATGATGAGAGAGGAATATCACCTGCCCTAACAAGAAATAATAATGATTTTATTATTAAACAACGCCCACGAGGCAAAAATAAAGGCGCAAACCTAACTATTTGCCCTACTATATCGAGCAACGCCTTTCAAGAGAATAATCTACTGTGTGGCATACGTAGATTAACAGAAATAGAATGCGAACGATTGCAAGGTTTTCCGGACAATTGGACACAATACGGCACCTACAAAGACAAAATAAAGCGCATATCAAAGACAAATCGCTACAAACTCATAGGCAATGCCGTAACCGTAGATATAGTAGAATTAATAGCAAAACGATTAAATTTTTTAGAACAATGAATAACACCCTACACCTCACTATCAAAAAGCAGTGGTTTGATATGATACTCTTGGGAGAAAAGACAGAAGAGTACCGCGACATCAAACCGTATTATAACCTTCGTCTTATTGGAAAAGAGTACGACACTGTCGTCTTTAGAAATGGTTATGCACGTGATGCCCCAAGCCTCACCATAGAATTAAAAGCAATACGCTTTGGTACGGGCAACCCCGAATGGGGCGCAGAACCCAATAAGAAGTACTTCGTGCTATACTTAGGAAAGATTATTAACACTAAAAATATCGACAAATGAAAACAAAAACATTTAAAGAATTATCAATAAAGGTTACATACTCTGTAGACCTTTCAGAGGTAGAAATACCAGAAAAAATTGCAGAACAAATGGAGCAATCATATGATAGAAGAGAAAGAATTTGTCTATGGAGCTCATCAAAATATCCGAATTTAGAACAATGGTTGATAAACCATGTTAAAGAAGAGGATAGCGAAGACCTTGAATACGAAATTGAAATTTTAGAAGCCGAATAAAATGAATACACAAAATTTAACAATCCAAGAACTTGTGCCCCTTATCCAAGAATGGGCAAAAGAAAGAGGCATTTATGAGCGACTAACGCCTCTTGATGAACTCCTCAAAACCCACGAGGAAGTCGGTGAACTTATCAAAGCGTGTTATGATAACGACAAACCCGCTATTCAGGACGCCATAGGCGATGTAATGATAACAATGATTAACTATTGTTACTTTATAGAATTGGATGCTGTAAAGTATACTAAGCAAGCGGTTGATCTATCCGTAACAGGTTATTATACCATCTCATACGTGATGAACGCTTATAACGCTTTAGGTAGATTGATAAGCCTTTATGTGTGGAATGAAGGCAAAGAAATATCTAAACCAAGCGGACTTAGAGTATTTAGTATCCTACACTATCTCAACGGTATTGCTCATTTGGAAGGCACCACCCTTGAGGAGTGCCTAAACATCGCCTACAACGAAATCAAAAACAGACATTCCTGATTAGTTCTTTATAGTATTTCTTTCATTTATTAATGTTTTTTCAATTTGCTACCGCCTCACCTATAGGGCGGTAGTTTTTTATTCTTCACCCCCTTTTGGCTGCTCCTGCTCAAAGCGTTCTTTCAGCTGCATACTATCAGACTCCTGCGAGTATGGGTACTTTCTTACAATCCCCAGCCAGCGGTCCTGTTCATCGTAAAAGTGAGTAAAACCTTCAGGAGGCAATAATAATTCAAAAAATGAAACCCCTATAACCTCTGATACTTTTTGAATAGTATCAAGGGAATTGTTTTTAAGATTCTTGTTTAGCGTCTGATATTGTACCCCCAGTGTGTTTGCTACATCAGCAAGTTTAAAACCTTTGCTTTTAATCTTTTTAGTGATATAGTTATAATCTATCATATATAAGAATAATTACATTAATGCTGCAAAAGTATATAAAATAATTGATATAGCAAAATAATTAAAAAAAGTATTATTTGCATAAGTGCTTACTATCAATCACTTACAAAATAAATTACAAAACATATAAAAAAAAGTAT